ATTCGCATTGGTGGTCTCTGGCACGCTGGTAGTTATGATCCACACGACTTCTTGGGCAGACTTATAGGTGACAAGCCTTGGGTACGTCACGCCGAATATTCAATGTTTGAATGTTATGACGATAACTTTTTTGCAAGTGAGTTCCATTGGGATTTATTTGCAGAAACTTTTGCTCTTGATATGGGCGTTGTTGATCAAAACAAAATGAAACGTGTTGGGTGGCCTATGGAGTATTTAGATAGCAATTTATTTCCATATAAAAATATGGTGAAGAAGAATAAGATTTTATTTCCGCACAGAATTGCTCCAGAAAAACAAATAGAAATTTTCAGAGACTTAGCAGATTCTATGCCGCAATATGAGTTTATTGTTTGTCAAGAACGTGAACTATCAAAGAACGAATATCATAATTTACTTGGAGAGGCTAAACTTGTGTTTAGTGCTAACCTACAAGAAACACTTGGTATTAGTTGGTATGAAGGAGCACTTGTAGATGCTATTCCGATGGTTCCAGATCGTTTAAGTTATTCTGAAATGGCTCTAGATGAATTTAAGTACCCTAGTGTTTGGACTCAGGATTATGAAACTTATCAATTAAACAAAAAACAAATTATGGATAAAATTGTTGACTATATGGAAAACTATAAAAACTATATAATTCCCTTGCAACAACAAGTACATAAGTTACAAAAAGACTTCTTTTCAGGAAAAGCATTATACGAGTCAATTAAAAATGGATGATACTAAAGATTATACTATTACACTTAGTTCAGAGACAGGCGAAATTATCGGTGCGAAACCTTCTTACAGTATAGACATTGGTAGTTTTAATACTGCATCTTATTCTGGAGATTATGTTATTGATGGCAGTTTTTCATCAACAAATGATTTTATTCCACATAGCGATCTTTGGCCAAGTGAATACAAAATTGAAAAAATGATTGAAGAGTATCCTGCATTAAAATTGCAGTACTTAAAATTTTTAGAAATTTATAATTTATGTAAAGACGACTATAACAGTAGGACAACTGATGATGACATTCCTTTCTAAAATAATGGACAAACTCGGAAGACGTCGAGTAATTACAGATAGAGACGGGAAGGTTCCATACCTTATCCGTTATTATCTATTTTTAAAAGAACGTAAGAACTTTCCTTTTAATATTACATTACATAAGATTCTTGTAAGCGATGAACCTACATTGCATGATCATCCTTGGGGATATGCTACATTTATTCTAAAAGGCGGCTATTGGGAACATATTCCACTTCGTTCGCAGGAAGGAAATGTATGTGGTTCTACAAGAGTATGGCGTGGTCCTGGTCATTTCCGTATGCGTACTGCTGATGATCTACATTGGCTAGAACTTGCTAAAGATGCAGACGGTAATGAAATTCCATGCTGGAGTTTGTTTTACATGGGACGTAAACAAAAGGAATGGGGATTTTTACCTTTTATAAAAGAAGGTAATGATATTACACAACGTGGATATAAATGGATTCACAATGAAAAATACTTAGGTATTGGAGCAAAAAATGATTAAGAAACATTATTATACTTGGCACGATGTAGAAGTAATGTGTACAAATATAGTTACACAAATGTATAAGGATAACTGGAAGCCAGACTATATTGTTGGCATTACACGTGGTGGTAATGTTCCTGCTACTATTATCTCAAACATGACAGGTATTCGTTGCGAAGCACTTAAGGTAGCACTACGTGATGATACAAGCCATTTAGAAAGCAATGCCTGGATGAGTGAAGATGCGTTTGGATACGAATACGATGATGCTAAAAAAGTAACAGGCGGTCCACTAGAAAAGAAAATTCTTATTATAGACGATATCAACGATACTGGTTCTACGTTTAACTGGATCAAACAAGATTGGCAATCCAGTTGTTTGCCTAATGATCCTAAATGGGAAAAAGTATGGGGTAATAATGTTCGGTTCGCAGTACTAACGGAAAACCTAAGCAGTGAGTTTGACGGTGTGTCATACTCTTGTGATGAAGTAAACAAAGCCGAGGAAGATGTATGGTTAGTATATCCCTGGGAGAATGTAGGAGTATACCAATAATGTGGACCTTAGTTTTTATCAATTTAATGTTTAACCCAGTTCAAGATACTAAAGAACCTGTAATTGAAGCATGGTATGAGTTTGACACTATGGAACAATGCTTTGTAGGTAGAGAAATTTTACTAGATGAATTAGGTGTTAATACAGGGTATTTTCCTAAAGGTACACAAGCAGTTTGTATTAATAGTGAAGGTAAAGCATAATGGCAACTTCAGAAGAAAAACAAGATTTAGTAGAGCAAATTAAAGGCCCAAACCATTATAGACTTTCTTTAAGTGGATATGGTTCTGAATGTTCTTATATGCATATTTCAAAAGAAGCATTTGATTATTGGTATCCAATTACAAAGGAACACGGTGATAGTAATGCGATTCATTACATTACAAGTGCTGAAGATAAATCAGTTATTGAAGTAAACGAAGATAACGAGTACGAAGAGATTAACGCAAAAGACATTCCTAAAGAAGCAATGTTCATGCACGACGATACTGGCGAAATAGGTGCTACTTGGTATGAACCAATTGACCTATTTGATCATACTTGGGGTCTAAGTCTTGACAGTGCTTATCTTACTATTGAAAAAGTAGATAGTGACGAATATAACGCAAAACATATTAAAGATGTTGTTGAAGGACAAGAACTAAGTGAGTGGATGAATAAAACATCAGAAACACATTCCACCGATGACGAGTATGTAGAATGTTATGATGAAAATCACGAATACGGTGATAGGTATCCTGAAAAGGGAAAGTATATTTGTCAATTTTATAGTGCAGAAAAAGGCACATTCTTTAATGCAGGGTTTACTACACCTGGATTGTTTGATCCAAAAAAATTAAAGTTCTGTATTGGCGAAGCACCTAATGGTGAAGATCTTGTATATGCTATAAAGTATGATGGTGAAGAATTAAACAACGACGGTGGCGATACTAATGGTAAGGGTTACTATTGCTATTTTTATAAGCAGGAGTTTTAATATTTAATGACTGATTATAATTTAGACAATCCTATACAAGTTAAGATAAAAGAACGTATGGATGTTCTACAACATTGGATGGAAACTAACTACCATTTAACAAATTCGGAAGAAGTTGAAGAACATATTAGAACTATTACTAAATTTTGGTCAGTAATGGTTGATGAGGACAAAGATTATATTCATGGTGCTCGTCATGCTATAGAAGAAAAAATGGAGTGGAAAGTATAATGGAGTTTAAAGACATACCTTGGAAAGATGTATTAATTGACACTAGAGATTTTGTTGTGTTCAAAGATGGATTTCCAGTAACGGAAGGCCATGTTCTTTTTGTTCCTAAAGTAGAAGACTGGGATCATTTAGCAAAATGTTATAAAGCCGCTTATTCTTGGGGGTATGATTGGGTACAAAAGGGTTATTGCGATTCATATAACATTGGACAAAACGTAGGTGTAGAAGCAGGACAAACTGTTATGTGGCCTCACGTACATTTAATTCCAAGACGCAAAGGTGATATAGAAGATCCACGTGGTGGAGTTAGAGGTGTTATTCCACATATGCAAAAATATAAAGTTCCTGATCCTAATCAAATAGATATCGACGATATTATTGACGGAGTTGGATGTTGAGAACAGCAGTAATAGGTTGTAGTCATAGTGCAGGGTATAGTTACCTCCAACATAAAAGTACACGTGACCGTTGGAATGATAACAACTGGGCGGAAATTTATATTAACAATCAAAACAAAGACGGAGTGATTTTTGCTTGTCCTGGTAGAGGTTGGTATGATTACAGTGAACGTCTTGCTTTTCTGTTTAAAAAATACAATGATATAGACGAAGTTGTAATACAGCAAACATATTGGAATAGATTTAGATTTGGATTTCAAAATCCTTGTCATTATGAAAACATAGTTCCACTTGAACGTCATATGAAGTTAGAAGAAACAAAAGGACGCATCGATTGTTACAATATTAATATGTGGGACGATGAAAATAAAAGTTTTGACGGAAGCAGAATAACGGTCCCAGGTGATTATGCTATAGATCCGACAATTAGTTTTACTTTTGAACCTTTTGATTTACAACAACCAAATATACAAACAGAAGGATATCAAAGAATTAAAGCATGGTATGACTTAATGTCTGTCACTGCACAAAGAGAATTTTTCAAAGAAATATATCTTTGGAATATACTTTGCAAAGAAAACAACGCAAAGTTAAAAATCTTTACCATAAACGAGGACACTTGGCTCCCGAAAGATCTAAATATGCTTGGAGACTGTTCTTACGGTAAAGTTGCTAACCAAAACGTATTACAGTTTTTGGAAAGTAAAAACTCTATAGATTCTTTTATAATAGATGACGAACACTTCAATAAAGAAGCACACACTCTTATTGCAAAGGAATTTATAACACAAATTGGAAAGGTAAACTAATGTATAATAGAGAAAACATGATTGCGGCCATGATTAAACACGCAGAAGGTCATATTGCAAAACACAAAATGAATGTCGAAGTATATTTGGAAAGAGCCGCAGGAGTTGGCGAACATCCAGATATTTTGGAAGCAATTGAAAAAGAATTGAACATTGTAGCAGAATACGATGATCAAATTGAAATGCTCAAAAAGTATTTTTAAGTGCATAATATACTTGACAAAAACCTAAATAAAGTATATAATGTAAAACATAGTAGACATCCTCGTCTATAACTCGGAGAAGTAAATGAAAAAATATGAAGAAGTAACACGCAGAATTAAGGACGCAAACAAGCGTTATTGGGCGGGTGACAATATTAGTGAATTCATCTATGAAGGTGAAAAACAAAAACTAATTGACGAAGCCGCGGAAAAGTTTGAAGGCGTTCTAGACGCACTTATTATCGATAGAGAAAACGATCCAAACTCACACGGAACAGCAAAACGTCTTGCAAAAATGTATTACAATGAACTAATGCAAGGACGTTATGATAAGATTCCTACAGCAACAGCGTTTCCAAACGAAGGTGAAAATGCTTACACAGGTATGCTTGTTGTAAGAAGCGAACTTAAAAGTGTTTGTTCGCATCACCATCAACCAGTAACAGGAGTAGCATATATTGGCGTTATTCCTAATGGAAAAGTAATTGGACTTTCTAAGTATACACGTATTGCACAGTGGTGTGCTAGACGTGGTACACTACAAGAAGAACTTGCAAATGATATTGCACGTGAAATTGAAAAGGCTACTAATGCAAAACACTTAGGTGTATACATTCAAGCAACACATGGTTGTTGTGAAAATAGAGGCATTATGGCGCATAGTTCATTAACTCAAACAACTGTACTAAAAGGTAGTTTTAAAGAAGATGCAGGAACTAAAAAAGAGTTTATGGATAATATTAAATTACAACAGGAGTTTGCACCAAGATGATAACAGAAGGACCTATGAAATCACATATTGAAAGAAGCAAGGAAGGTGTAATCAAAGTAGAATACACTACCTACACAGTTAAAGATGGTATGCTTGTTAAAGATACTACTATTCGACAATTTCAAAAAAATGGTGATTATCACGACGCATATTATAATGAGCCATTGGTACAGGTGAAAGAATGAAACTAAGATATTCAGAAGCATTTTATAGTGTACAGGGCGAAGGCAAGTTTGTTGGAGTCCCTAGTGTGTTCTTAAGAACATTTGGTTGTAACTTTCGTTGTATGAACTTTGGGTTGCCTAGAGGTACTCCAATGAGAGAAACTGGTGTTAAGTATAACCCAGAGGTACGTAAACTTTTAGATGAAGGTGTTACTGAGAAGGTAGACACTTTTCATGAGTTGCCTATTGTGCATACAGGTTGTGACACATATGCAAGTATCTATCCTGAATTTAAAAAGTTTATGAAAGATAAAACTGTTGATGAAGTAGTAGAGCATATTCTTAGTTTAACTCCAGAAGGCAAGTGGACTATGAATAATGGTCAAGATGTACACTTTATCTTAACGGGTGGTGAACCTTTGTTAGGTTGGCAACGATTTTACAAGGAATTATTCGAACACCCAAGAATGCGAGACTTAAAAAATGTTACATTTGAAACAAATACAACACAAACTTTACACAATGATTTCAAACAATACTTGGAAACTCAAGACAGATTTGAAGTCACTTTTAGTTGCAGTCCGAAACTTTCCGTTAGCGGAGAGTCTTGGGGTGATGCTATCAATCCCGATATTGCTCGTAGTTACTTTGATGTACCTAATAGTAATATGTATTTTAAATTTGTTGTTGCTGATAACATGGACGTGGATGAAGTTACCAAAGCGGTTCAAGAATATCGTGACGCTGGGATCGATGTTCCAGTTTATATCATGCCGTTGGGGGGCAGATCGGAAGAATACACCCTCAACACTAGACGAGTCGCAGAATTGGCAATGGAGCGAGGCTGGCGTTACACCCCAAGACTACACGTCGACATCTTCGGCAACGCATGGGGAACTTAAGAGAAAACACTCAAGTAAACCTCTTGATGATGAATTAAGAGAGAAAGGACTATTATGATGGATAAACTTAAAAATATGTTTAAAAAGAAACAAACTAATACAACAGAACTTTCTCATCGTGACTTAATGATGAAAGAGAAGGAGGCGGCAACTAAGGCTAAAAAACCTTGGGTTGGCGTACTTGATACACAAGTTAATAAAGACAACATTCGAAACGGATTCTTTGAACTCGATTGGAATAATGAATTTATTGAGCAACTGCTTGATGCTGGGTATGCTGGTGAGAGCAATGAAGAAATTGTTGATTTGTGGTTTAAAGATCTTGCTAGAAATGTACTCGAAGACGAAGGACATGATCCTAATCGAGGAGCAGGTTTTATTAATACAAAAAATTTAGGTGACGGTAAATCGGAGGTCAAATAATGTCATTAATTAGAATTAAAAGTTACCACCCTCTAACAGAGTTTGCACCAAGTTGGAATATTCCACTTTGGTTAACAAACTGGACTGATCTCGATCATGTTGATAAATGTCGTGAGTGGATTGTAAACAATGAAAAAACTATTTTAAATTTAGAATATTCTAATAGCGGTGGTACTGGATTAGATGAAAATCATATCACTACACGCTTTGGACGTTATAATCTTTTAAAGATGGAAGAGGCGGCTTTTAGTGAATTGCTAACATTCTTAAGATACTCATATCTCGAGTATGTTAAACAACAGCAATTAGAATTAAAAGATCTACAAATTGTTTGTTGGGCAAATATCTTACGAAAAGATGAAGGTATGGATTCACACGCCCATGGTGCTCAACCTGATTCGTACTTGAGTGGTAATGTACATCTTGATGATTATGAAACTAAAACTGTTTATCATTCTGCATTTGATCCTGAATCAAAAATTGCATTACCAAATAAAAAAGGTGGTTGTGTAATTTTTCCAAGTTGCATACCACACTATGTAGAAAAGTATACTAAAGACGATGTTCGAGTAAGTGTAGCATTTGATTTACGACTAACTGGATCTTTTGATGCAGAGTTTTTTAATGCTGTTCCATTTATTAATAAAGATATCTTAGAAGATATTCAAAGTAAATCACAACAACAGGTTGACAAACAAACTAAAGGGTAGTATAATAAAACAATGACATATATTCTAGTAGATACAGCAAATACATTCTTTAGAGCAAGGCACGTTATTCGTGGTAACCTTACAGATAAAGTAGGTATGGCATTTCATATTACTCTTAGTAGTTTGAAAAAGGCTTGGCAAGAGTTTGATGGTAGTCATGTTGTGTTCTGCTTAGAAGGACGTAGTTGGCGTAAAGATTATTACGAGCCTTACAAAAGAAATAGAAGCGATGCTCGTGCGGCACTAACTGCAAGTCAGCAAGAAGAAGAGGAAGTCTTCTGGGAAATGTTTGACGAGTTTAAAGATTTTGTAACTACAAAAACTAACTGTACTGTTTTACAACATCCTGAACTTGAAGCAGATGATCTTATTGCAGGCTGGGTGCAATCACACCCTAACGATAATCATGTTATTATTTCAACCGACGGTGACTTTGCACAACTTATTGCACCTAATGTTAAACAATATAACGGTATTCAAGATGTTACAATTACACACGAAGGTTACTTTGACAAAAAAGGTCAACCTGTAATTGATAAGAAAACTAAACAGCCTAAAGGTGCTCCTGATCCACAATGGTTACTATTTGAAAAGTGTATGCGAGGCGATACTAGTGACAATGTGTTTAGTGCATATCCTGGTGTACGTGTTAAAGGTACTAAGAACAAAGTAGGTCTTACAGAAGCCTATGCTGATAAAGATAGTAAAGGTTATAATTGGAATAACATGATGCTACAACGTTGGGTAGATCATGACGGTGTTGAGCATCGTGTACTAGATGATTATACTAGAAATGTAACACTTTGTGATTTATCTGCACAGCCTGATGATATTAAAGTTAAAATTGCAGAAACTATTGCAACAGCAACTAAGGTAGAAGCAGTATCGCAAGTTGGATTAAGACTTATGAAATTTTGTGCAAAGCACGATTTACAAAGAATTGTAGATCAAGTGCAGGCTTATAGTGAACCTTTACAAGCAAGGTATGAAGCATGATATATGAAGAAGTAGGATACTTTTATGCATACGAATTATTCGGCCAACGTGACCCAGAAATTATCAAATTTGTAGAAAATTTACCATTTGATACTGGTACCGATAATCCAATAGATAACCATAAAAGAGACTTTATATGTAAACTGATGGGTAGAATTATTGATAATCTATCTGTCCAAAATCTAAAAATTAGCGAAATTAAAAGGTTAAATAACTTGCTAAACTTACCTGAGGATGAATATACTCTAAAGGAAGTTGAAGAAGCAAGCGGTACAGAAGACTATAGAAATACATTCGTGAAGTCTATGTTAAAACGTGATAAACGCCATATGAGAGAACGTGAGTTTGATCTAGAAGAAATAATCGACTCTGTAATCAATGGAGATTGCGAACCACCAATGCTACTGACTACAGAAGGTAAAACTTTTGTAATTGATGGACGTACAAGATTGTATGCGGCTATCGCGGCCAATACAGATATAAATGTAAGAGTCATAGACTCTGAAACTTTTAAGGAGGCAATGTAATGACACATTTAAAAGCAAACCCAATCGTTGCAAACAAATTCTGGATTATTGAAGAAGACGGGGAACGTATTGGTACGTTATCACGTCAAGAAGATAAGACATATATGTATTGCTGTAATACACATACTAAGTTTTACGAAAACGAAAAACAACTTACTAGCGATATTGAAATTGAATGGGGAGTTAAAGACACTTCAACTAAGGCACCCCAAGAAAAAGAAGTTCAAGGATTTCCAACTAGTTGTATTCCACACAATGCAATGTATGATGTAAAACGTAAACTGCCTTTGTTTACTAAGAGTAAAAAAAGTAAAAGTTTATATTGTGCAGGTTACTATATTATTAAATTCGATAAAGGTTGGGTAAGAAGTTTTTGTCCTAAACTAATGACTATTGAAGGTTATACTTCTAAAGGTCCATTTAAAGATGAATTAACAATGCGACAAGAATTAAGTAAGGCAAATGCAGATGCAAAAAGAACCGATTAATACAAGTCCATTAGAACAATTTATTCAGCAAGTAAAGTCTGCTAAATTATCTAATGCTAAAGATGTTAAACTTAATATGCAACAAGCCGAAATACTTGCACTTACAATCGGCCAAGTTGAATCTAGACTCCATGGAGAACTAGAAAGACTCGTGGCCGATAATGCCACTCGTCAAGAAAACGAAGTCGTCAATTTAGAGATGGACGGTGGTGGCTTTAAAGAATAATGGAAACACAAACACTCTTTTCAACTGATATCTACAAAGTAAAGGTTGATAAGCATGACGAAATCAAATCATTCTTTGTTTCAAATATAGAAAGCGAATTCAATACTAAAGGTCCTAATTGCGATTTTTGCAATGTATACAGCGATTATTTTCCAGGTGCTCGTGCAGTAGAATGGGATGACCTGTTTGTAAAATATGAACCTACAATAAGTAAATTTATTAGTCATTACGGATTTAATACTGACAAGTATCACTGGACTATCGGTATTGATGCTTGGTATAACGTAACTGGTAAAGATGGCTGGGGAGAAACACATAACCATCTATCAAGTCCTCGCACCATACAAATTTGTGCAGTACATTATGTAAAATATGATACTGCAATACACACTCCTACTGTATTTTATAACCCTTCACAAGATGGTATTAGAAGTACACAACCTACTCCTGTAGTAGAAAAACTACCTAATCTATGGCCAAAAGAAGTCGTATATGCTAACGCACAAGAAGGCGATATGATATTTTTTCCACCCTATTTAAACCATAGTATTCCTAAACAAACAACAACAGAACCTCGTATAACGACGGCATTTAACATAACAATTACTGAGAAATAAGATAAATATATACGTAGTTAACTAAAAGGAATACGTATATTTTATGTCAAGACCTAAACCAACAGTATTGTTAGAACACATAGATAAGAAAACATATAAGAGCGATCAGATACTCGCCGCGGAAGCCATTTGGGCAGTGTTTTATCAAAGTAAGCCTTTTAACTTAAAAACTCAAAATTCACTAACAAATTTTCCTGGACCTAAATACAAAAAAGTATCTTTTTCAAATCCAGGACACGCACATAACTTAGCGAAAAAATTAAACGATTTATTTAACACAGATCAATTTTCTGTAGTAAGATTAGTAGACGGAGATGTAGTTAAAGAAATATAGTACAATAACAGGGCGGAGGGCAATATGTACGAATATAAAGTAAAGGTAGTAAAAGTCGTGGACGGCGATACAGTAGACGTAGACATAGACTTAGGATTTGGAGTATGGTTAAAAGATGAACGTGTCCGTATCATGGGCATAGACACACCAGAATCAAGAACCAGAGACAAAGTAGAAAAGAAATTCGGACTTGCTTCTAAAGCACGTCTTAAAGAATTACTAGATAAAACTGCTATTCTAAAAACACAAGTTAATAAGAATGGCGAAGATATGAAAGGCAAGTTCGGACGTATCTTAGGAGACTTTGTTGCTAATGACGGACGTATGGTAACAGACATTCTTGTAGAAGAAGGTCATGCTGTTGCATACTTCGGTGGAAGCAAAGAAGAAGTACAAATGAAGCATATGGCTAATAGAGAAAAACTTCTACGCGAAGGCAAGGTAAAGTGAACTGGAAAGAAACCTATACAAAAGTTTTCTTAAAACAAGCAGACATTAGTATTAATGAAGCCACTATGAAACAGTATCTATCTGTTTGGTGGCAAAATACTAGAGTAAAAGAAACAGGTGGCTTGCGTCTTACTGATAAAGGCTACTTATTTCTTACAGAAAAAATAGGAATCACAGACTATGAGGTTCCATTCCCACAAGATTTTGAACTTACAACTAACACAGTAATTTGGTTAGACCAATTTATTACGTGTCCATACTACTTGACTAACAGAATGATAGTAGTTTTTGACGAAAAGAAAGCACTCGAATTACATCTTTTTAGTGGTGATGTTAAGAAATACGGCTTAACTAAAGCATTAAAACGAGCAGACGAAGAACTCTCTTAATCCATTTTTTTCACCAAAATATGTAAAAAACCGGTTGACTTTTATCCTAGTGATGCTATACTATAAACATAGTTAGAAATTAACTAAGGCACTGAAAGAGAGGAATACAAAATGGAAAATATCGCAAATCGCACTGTTAGTCCTAATAATGCAAAGAAGAGTATTATTAGAGCATTCAAAAAGAAACGTCCATTATTTTTATGGGGCGCACCAGGTATTGGTAAATCAGACATTATTCACCAAATTGGTGATTACTTAGACGCACACGTCATTGACGTTCGTTTGTCACTTTGGGAACCTACAGACATTAAAGGTATTCCTTACTATGCGGCAAACGACAATGTAATGAAATGGGCACCACCGCAAGAACTTCCAACTGCTGAGTTGGCTAAAAAACATAAGAACATTATTTTGTTCTTAGACGAAATGAATTCTGCGGCACCAGCAGTACAGGCCGCGGCATATCAATTGATACTTAACCGTAGAGTTGGACAATATGTGTTGCCGGACAATGTACTAATTGTAGCCGCGGGTAACCGAGACGCAGATAAAGGCGTCACATACAGGATGCCGGCGCCACTTGCTAATCGTTTTGTTCACTTAGAACTTAAGGTTGATTTTGACGATTGGTTTAGTTGGGCAACTGCAAACAACATTCACACAGATGTTGTCGGTTATCTAACATATAGCAAGAAAGACTTGTATGACTTTGATCCTAAGTCGCCAAGTCGTTCATTTGCTACACCGCGTTCTTGGTCATTTGTGTCCGAACTTCTTGAGGACGATGATGACGAGAATACCACTACTGATTTAGTTAGTGGTGCAGTAGGCGAAGGCCTTGCTGTTAAGTTTATGGCCCATCGTAAGATGGCATCAGACTTGCCTAATCCTTCAGAGATTTTAGCAGGTAAGGTGAAAGAATTGAAAACTAGAGAAATCAGTGCCATGTATTCCTTGACTGTTTCACTTTGCTATGAACTAAAAGAAGCCAGTGATAAAAACGACAAAAAGTTCAACGACATGGTTGATAACTTTTTACGTTTTGCAATGGATAACTTTGATACAGAATTGGTAGTAATGGGCATCAAACTTGCTCTTACCCAATATCAACTTCCAATCGATCCAGATGAAGTTGATTGTTTTGATGAGTTCCATGAAAAATTCGGCAAGTATGTAACTGCCGCACAGGCTTCTTAACTTTTTGGGGGAGCAGTGTTGTTCCAAAACATTGAGAAAGGCAACGGCTATGCTGGTAAGTCCTTTCACAGCACTGTTTCCCCAATCTTTTTAGGGGTTGACTTTCCATCTTAAATATACTATAATATATACATAATAAGGCACTGAGAGGAATACATAATGGCAAATACAACTGTTTTAGAAAAAGCAACTAAAGTAGAAGTTGAAATTACTGACGAACTTCGTGCAGAAGTTCTTGATAAAATTATTGTTGCAAGAGTAGGTTTGCTACTTCGTCACCCATTTTTTGGTAATATGGCAACACGTCTTAAGATACAAGACGCTAGTGATTGGTGTCCAACTGCCGCTACAGATGGACGTAACTTGTTTTATAATGTTGCGTTCTTTTCAACTCTTACAAACAAAAATATCGAGTTTGTAATTGCACACGAAATCCTACACTGCGTTTACGATCATATGGGTCGTAGAGAAAAACGTGATCCTATGGTTCATAATATTGCGGCTGACTACAAAGTTAACAACATTCTTGTTCGTGATAAGATTGGTGAAAAGCCTGCAGACATTCAAATTTATCAAGATTTTAAATATGATCCGATGTCATCAGAAGAAATCTATGATGAACTATATAAAAAATATGATGAAGAAGAACTTAAACAACTAGGTCAATTACTTGACGAGCACGTTGATTGGGAACAAGATGGTACTAATCAAGGTCAAAGCAAGTCTGGAGATAGTGATAAAAAAGGTGAAGGTAAACCTAGTTATAGCAAAGAAGAACTACGTAAAATCCGAGATGAAATTAAAGAGTCAATGATCAGTTCAGCACAAAGTTCTGGTGCTGGAAATATGCCTGCTGAAATTGCACGTATTATTCAAGATCTAACTGAACCTAAAATGAACTGGAGAGAGTTACTTCAGCAACAGATACAATCAACTATTAAGAACGATTTTACGTTTAGTCGTCCTTCACGTAAAGGCTGGCATACTGGTGCTATTCTTCCTGGTATGAACTTTGAAGATACTATTGATATTTGTGTTGCTATTGATATGTCGGGTTCAATTGGCGACGAACAAGCAAAGATATTTCTTTCAGAAGTACAAGGCATTATGGATCAATACCAAGATTTTAATATTAAAGTTTGGTGCTTTGATACACAAGTTTATAATGAAGCAGACTTTGATGCATCTTCAAACGATTTAACATCTTATGAAGTTGTAGGTGGTGGTGGCACAGACTTTATGTGTAACTGGAATTACATGAAAGAAAACGATATTGTTCCTAAGAAATTTATTATGTTTACTGACGGATATACTTGGGATGGTTGGGGAGATCCTGACTATTGTGATACTATCTTTGTTATTCATAGTCATCATAATAAAGAAACACAAGCACCGTTCGGAGTAACTACACACTATGAAGTTGAAACCAAATCCTCTTAACTATTTTAAACTAAGACGTTTAGAATATCCAGGACCTCATTTAGAGTACTTAGATATTCATCCAAATTATAATCTAGAAAAGGCACTAACAAATTGGATACTCACTCATTGTAAGAGTAGATTTTACATTGGTAAAAGTATCCAAATACAACAGAATAATACTTTAGAACACCGATTAAGAATCGGTTTTGAGGATCCAAAGGAACTTTCATATTTCGCTTTGGCGTGTCCTCTTTTAAAATACAAATAAGTAATAAAGTATATACATTACTAAACAAAGGAGAAGACATATGTCTGATACAACAACACAAGCAACAGCACCAGGACCGGCCACAGGTGCAGTTGAATTAACCGTTCAAGATCTAAACACTCTTAGAACAGTAATTGATGTGGCTACACAACGTGGCGCATTTAAGGCCAACGAATTAGCGGCTGTAGGTACAACTTATAATAAGTTAGATACATTTTTACAGTCAGTACAAAAACAACAGGCAGACGCGGCTAAGGCGGCTGAAAAACAACCTGTCCAGAAAGATGTTCCAGTCTCAGGTGCTGATGCATCAGCGGCATTATCTGGCGAACCTGTAGCGGAGAAATAAAATGGCTATTAAGCATATTGGAAGATTAAAAACAAACAAAAGGAAAGTTGCTGTTGCGTACAGAACTCTTCCTGGTGATTCTAATCATGCATTGATTGTGTCAACTGAAAACCTAACAGATTCAGATCACGACATTTTAATGCAGTTAATTGAGTCACCAACTGGTCAATCAGCAAACGAACTTGCCGAAGCAATGGCTCGTACAAGTTTAAGCGATGGTTCAATTATGTTGGCTAAGTTTCATACTCAAGGCAAACTTATTAAAGTTCCTA